TAAGTACGATAAGATCGTTACTATGACTGAAGTAAAAGAAAGTCAAATGATAACCTTTTACGAAAGATATATTAATGATGAAGATGTTGATATTGAACTAGATGGTAAGGTTCAGATATCTAATAAAATGGGATATATCTCTTCTGTTGAAGATGCTAGAAAGACTTTGGAGAATATTTTCCGTAAAGACCTTAAAGATAATAAAGAAAGCTAGAATCTGATCTTCAACGGGAACAAAGAGATTCTACTCATAATTTCCAATGTTGTCAAGCCCCCAAAGTATGCTATAATGAACATAACAAAAATTTATCTACTGAGACCGATGTTATGTCCAAAAAGAAATCAGAACATTATGTAAATAACAAGGAGTTACTTGAAGCACTGATTGTTTATAGAACAAAAGTTGAAAAGTCATACTTGAAGATTTACGATAAAGATCTTACAAAGCAACCAAAAGAAGAAAGAGCAAAGCACTGGGAAGGTAAACCACCAATCTCAAACTATCTTGGCGAATGTTTTCTTAAAATCGCTACACACCTCTCATACAAACCGAACTTTGTGAACTATATGTTTCGGGATGATATGATCTCTGATGGTATTGAAAACTGCGTCCAGTATATTCATAACTTTGATCCAGAGAAGTCAAAGAATCCATTTGCATACTTTACTCAAATCATTCACTACGCTTTTCTCCGTCGTATTCAGAAAGAAAAGAAGCAACTTGAAATCAAGACCAAGATCATCGAACGGACTGGTTTTGATGAGGTAATGATGGTTGACGATAGCTTGCTTTCTGGCAGCAGTTCCGACTATAATACGATCAAGGACAATATTGCTTACAAGAATCGATGAAGGTTGCGATCATTACAGATCAGCATTTTGGTGCTAGGAAATCGTCCAAGTTTCTCCACGACTATTTTAAAAAGTTTTATGATACCGTTTTCTTTCCATATCTGGAAGAGAACAATATCAAAACTGTTGTCGATATGGGAGATACTTTTGATAACCGTAGATCAATTGATCTTTGGGCACTTGAATGGGCAAAAGAGAACTATTATGATCGCCTTCAACAAATGGGTGTGACTGTTCACACGATTGTTGGGAACCACACAGCATACTATAAAAATACTAACTCAGTCAATTCAGTAGGTCTCCTTCTCAAAGAATATGATAATATCAAAATCTATTCAGAAGTAGAAGAAGTTAAGTTAGATAAATTAAAAGTACTTTTTGTTCCATGGATTAATCAAGAAAATGAGGAGACTACTTTCAAATCTATTCAAAATACATCTTGCAAGTGTGCGATGGGGCACCTTGAACTCAACGGATTTAGAGCTCATCGCGGGCACGTCATGGAAGACGGTATGGAAAGCGAACTATTTGAGAAGTTCGAACTTGTCTTCTCGGGACACTATCACACTCGATCGAACAACGGGAAAATCTACTATCTAGGAAATCCCTATGAGATGTTCTGGAACGATGTGAATGATACTCGCGGATTTCATATCTTTGACACAGAAACATTAGGATTTGAACCGATCAATAACCCATATAAACTTTTCTACAATGTTTACTATGAAGATACTCCATATCAAACATTTGATACTCGTGAGTATGTTGGAAAAATTGTAAAGGTCATTGTAAAGAAGAAATCTGATCCTAAGAAGTTTGAAAAATTCATTGATAAACTTTATTCATCTGGAATTCAAGAACTCAAAATCGTAGAGAATTTTGAAATACATATTGATGAAGATTTTGAAGTTGAAGAGTCTGAAAATACAATTTCTATTTTGAATAGATATATTGATGAATCTGAAATTGATTGTGATAAATCAATCATCAAAGGTATTTTACAAAAGATATACTCACAAGCTTGCGAGGTTGAGTAATGTTTCTTCTGACTCTTAAAGATCAAAAAGAAGACGGGGCATACGCTGTTCAAAACAGATATGGGGAAAAGGTTCTTTTCCTCTTTGAAGAAGAAGATGATGCCGTTCGTTATGCTTTGATGCTTGAAGATCAGGAAGATACTGAAATGGATGTTGTAGAGGTTGATGATGCCCTTGCAATAATGACCTGTAAGAGGTATAATTACAAATATGCCGTCGTTACAGCAAACGATATTGTTATTCCCCCTAAACTGAATGATAACCTTTCAAAAGATCCGTTGGCGTAATTTTCTTTCAACTGGAAACAGTTTTACAGAAGTTGACTTCCAAAGTAATCACACAAATCTTATTATTGGAACAAACGGAGCTGGTAAGTCCACTATTCTGGATGCTTTGACTTTTGTTCTGTTTAATAAACCATTCAGGAAAATTAATAAACCCCAACTTGTTAACACAACTAATGAAAGAGAATGTGTTGTTGAAGTTGAGTTTGCAATTAATACTCGTCAGTATCTTATTCGACGTGGTATCAAACCATCAGTATTTGATATAGTTGTAAATGGAACTCCAATGCATCGTGAAGCAGATGATCGTGCGATGCAGCGTATCCTTGAAGAAAGTATTCTCAAACTTAATTACAAATCCTTTACTCAGATTGTAATTCTGGGTAGTAGTACTTTTGTTCCATTTATGCAACTTACGACATCGAATCGTCGTGAGGTGATCGAAGATCTTTTGGATATTCGTGTATTCTCTGCAATGAATAACCTTGTAAAGGATAAACTTCGGGAAAAAAGGGAGCAGGTCAAATCTCTTGATTTGAGGAAGGATAATATTAAGGACAAGATGAAGATGCAGGAAGACTTCATCGAAGAACTGGAAAATCGTGGTAATGCCAATATTAATTCTAATAAGGAAAAGATTACCAAATTAGATTCTGAGGTTGGTGTTTATATTGCTGAAAATTCTAAAACAGAAGAAAAGATTTTTAAGTTCACAAAAGAACAAGAAGAAGTTATTGGTGCTGGTGATAAGTTAGTAAAACTAAACAATCTAAAAGGTAAAATCTCCCAGAAAGTATCTGCAATTACCAAAGAGCATAAGTTTTTTACTGAAAATACGGTATGCCCTACATGTACCCAAACTATCGAAGAAGAGTTTCGGTTAAATAGAATTACCGACGCTCAAAATAAAGCAAAGGAACTTAAAGATGGTTATGAAGAACTTGAACAAACAATAAAGTTCGAACAGGAACGAGAGCGTCAATTCAACGCACTTTCCAAGGAGATTACGAAACTCAATCATGAGATTTCTCAAAACAATACTCGGATATCACTTAACCAGCGACAAATCCGAGATCTTGAAAATGAAATTCAAACAATTACCCAAAACCTTGCAAACCGAAATACTGAGCATGAGAAGTTAGAAGAATTTCGCTCCAATCTCCAAAAAACATTTGAAGAATTAGCAAAGAAAAAAGAAGAAATCGTTTATTACGATTTTGCCTATTCCTTACTCAAGGACGATGGCGTTAAAACGAAGATAATTAAGAAGTATCTTCCGTTCATAAATCAGCAGGTGAATCGTTACCTTCAGATGATGGATTTTTATATTAATTTCAATCTGGATGAAGAATTTAACGAAACGGTAAAGTCACCCATTCACGAAGACTTTTCATATAGTTCATTCAGTGAGGGTGAAAAAATGAGAATCGACCTTGCCCTTCTCTTCACTTGGAGAGAAGTCGCCCGAGTCAAAAACTCCGTTAATACCAATCTGCTGATTATGGATGAGGTATTTGATTCTTCACTTGATGGTTTCGGCACTGATGAGTTCTTGAAGATTATCCGTTATGTGATTAAAGATGCTAATATCTTTGTGATCTCTCATAAGTCAGACCTGCATGACAAATTTGAAAGTGTCATAAGGTTTGAAAAAGTCAAAGGTTTTTCTCGTATGATGTCTCCACAAGCACAAGACTAATGCAAGTCCCAAATCGCTACCACCATTCAAAAAAGGAGCAAAAGCGAAAACTAAAACCGCAAGCACTCCGACAAGCAAAAGCACGTCGCCAAGCACTCAAGAAGCGTCTCCAAAATGGGGGCGCTTCTTTTTTGATAAATATCTAAAAAGTGTCTTTTAGAGATGAGCGACAAAAATTATAAAAGTTTACAAGAAGCATATAATTCAATTTATGAGCAACAATATACCGTATTTGGTGGAAATCGGTATTTGGTAAAACCTGATGGAACACTGACTTATCCTACCGATGGAAGAACAACACCAACTCCTGATGAATTGAAGGCGGCATCTACAGCACCTAAACCAAAACCAGTACAAACAACAACTACCGCTACTACTACTACTCAAACATCACCTAAACCAACTACAACTAGTTCGCAAACAGTTGCTGCCGCTGGTGGTAAGGGTGGAACCGTAACAGTTGGTAAACAATATCCAGCAACTCTTGGTGGAAAACCTGTAAATGTATCATATGATGCATCTGGTAAAAGAACAGTTACGCCAGTAACTTCTCAACCATCTACAACCACTGCCAGTCCTAGCAGCACTTCTTCTACTGTTACTCCTCCTGCCGCTCCTCAAAAGTCATTTCAACAAGAACTTGATGATCTCCGTAAGGCATCTGCTCAGGCAACGATGGCAGGTCCTTCGAAAGAAGCACAAGCATTAATGAGTGCAAGAGCAAAGAGACTTCTTGGCCCTGATAAACTTAGAGCAGGTATTGAAGGGCAGGAAAGAGTTCAGAGAATGATGAGTGGCACTCCCGAACCTACTGCTGTTGTGAAACCAACTGCACCAACTTCTACTACTACCCTTCCTACACCTAAACCAGAAATTAAACCAGGAGACTTTGGTACAACAATGGGTCCTGGACCTACATTTAGAGGTGGACCTGTTCCTCCTCCAATTCCAATTATAAATCGTAATGCTATTCGACAAACTGATTGGACAAAAATATCATCACCAGTTAAAGAAGAAGTTAATATCTATGATCAAGTTCTAGAAATTCTTCTTGATGAGGGATATACTGAGCAACAGAGCAACCAAATTATGGTTGAACTTGTAAATGAAGCGGCTTGGAATGATTTTATTAGAGCAGTTCAGAGTAGAACTGGAATTGGAAAACCTGGAGTTACTGCTGGGCAAGTTGCCAGAAATGTTTTAAGAGCAGGAGTATCTGATATTCTTGGAACATCTATTGGAGCAGGGTCTGCACCATCTGCATCTGCACCAGTAAAGGCACCAAATGTAAGAGCACAGTCACCAGCACCAATTATTAGAACATCTACGCAAACTATTAGAACTTCTCCTAGGGGATCAAACATTTCTCCAGATCCTTGGAGAGGTGGAACAACAGGAAATAGAATTCAAGATATTACTAAACCATCATCCACTAAACCAACCACATCAACAAGAGCACTAACTGGTTCTTCTGGTCCTAATGTTCGTGGAGCATTACCACCTTCGTCTAGTTCTGCTCGCGGTGGTGCTATAACTCGTGCTACTCCTGGTGGTGCTATAACTCCTACTGCTAAACCTGGTGCTATAACTCCTACTGCTAAACCACTTACTGGAAAACCAGTAAGTACAAGAATTCAACCAGTAACTGTTAGAGAATTGCCATCTTCAACAAGATTATCTGGATCGAATCCTCGTGGTTTATTGCCACAAGGTGTTAGAAATATTCTTCCAGATCCTTGGAGGCAAGTTTCTGATACTGTCTCTGGTGCTAGAAACTTGTGGGGTAGAGTACAACAAGCAGTTAAACCACAATCTCAATTAAGACCGTCACAGACCAATGTTCGTGGATTGCTTCCTGCTGCAAAACCAACAGCAGCAACTCAGGCAGCAAAACCTGCAACTTCAGTAAGATCTCAACAGTTCCAAGATGTTCAGAGATTGAATAGAATGACTGGTGGTGGTTTAATGGGAGAACTTCCAAGTACAAAACCAGCATCTAAACCTGCTCCTAAACCATCTGGTGTTGATAAGTTGACACCAAAACCATCAACCTCCACAAAACCATCAGTAAAACCACAAATGCCTGGTGGTGGATCTAAACTTCTTCAAGGACTTGGAACACTTGCTTCACTTAGAAATCTTACGCCACTTGGAGTTGCCGCTGCTGTAATGGCACCTAGACCAACTGCTGATGGCACATTAACTGCTGCCAGAGCTCGTGGAGATCTTAATAAAGGTGTTCCAAATGATCCAATGCCTACTCCCGAAATTCTGAGGAGAGCAGGTGTTTCTCCAAAACCTGCGGCAAAACCTGCCGCTGCCAAACCAGCAGTAAAACCTGCCGCTGCCAAACCAGCAGTAAAACCTGCCGCTGCCAAACCAGCAGTAAAACCTGCTGCTAAACCAATTGATCCAGAATTGCAAAAATATGAAAGATTGAGAGTATCAGATCCTGCAAAAGCAAAAGAACTTGGTACTAAGATTTGGTTGAGGAGATATGGTGCCCCAACAGAGGGTGATATTGGTTAAATGCTAAATAACTAAAAAACTATTGGTAAAATGGAAGCAAAACTAGTAAAAGATCTGATGGAGGCGTATGCTTCCGTTTATGCTCAACCAGAAGAAGTCATTGTTGAATCTGATTGTGAGTGTGAGGATGAGGAGAAGACTGAAAAAGAGACTCCTGAAATGAATGGTAAGAAGAAAGAAAAGAAGAAAGAAGAAGTTACCGAAGCAAAAAGAATTGCTCACGGGACTGGTAAGAAAGTAATGCCTTCTGCGGAGGAGCGTTCTGCACTTGCTAAGAAAGCACGTGCTGGTAAAGATATCGGCAAACCGGGTAAAGGTTTTGAAAAGGTTGCAGAAAAAGCGGCAAAGCAGTATGGTTCAAAGGAAGCAGGTGAAAGAGTTGCTGCTGCTGCGATGTTCAAGGCACAAGCAAAGGAAGAAGTAGAAACTGATCTTTTTGATGTTATTCTAGAATACCTAGTTGCCGAAGGTTACGCTGATACCAATCAAGCAGCTCTTGCTATTATGGCAAATATGAGTGAAGAGTGGAAAGGAAGTATTGTTGAGCAATTAATCCCAAAAGATAAAGATTTAGAATCTCCTGATTATCAGAGAGCAAAGGGGATTGTGAATAAAGGAGGATCAGGAAATGCGGGTGGCACATACAAAGGTGACAAACCAGGTTATGATCCGATCACTGGAATTCGTTTAAAGGGAGTCTGACCCACTTCCCAAACTGGCACATTAGGAGGTCTTCTGACCTCCTTTTTTTGTATAATGGTCCTGTAAAGAATCAGACCTATGACCGTTCGCCACGAAATCAAGTCCCAACTTGCTAAACTTCTTGCCACAGAAGATCTTGTGGTTGAGCATAAGAAGGTGGAGACTGCTTGTTTCAATGTTCATACTCGTGTTCTGACTCTTCCTCTATGGGAACGTGCAAGTGGAACTGTTTATGATCTTCTGGTGGGTCACGAAGTCGGACACGCTCTTTATACACCTGATGAAGATTGGTTGAAGGAACACAAGATTCCTCCACAGTTTGTGAATGTGGTGGAGGATGCTCGCATTGAGAAACTAATGAAACGTCGTTATGCTGGTCTTGCCAAGACCTTCTATAACGGATACAAAGAACTTGCTGATGAGGATTTCTTCCAAATCAAGGATGATAATCTGGATACTTATAATCTTGCCGACCGTGCAAACCTGTGGTTCAAGGTTGGTAACTATGTTGATGTGCCTATTGAGCGTGGTGAAGAGACTGAGATTATCAACCTGATTGCAGAAACCGAAACCTTTGCCGATGTTCTGATTGCTGCAGAAGCACTTTATAAGTATTGTAAGCATAAGCAAGAGGAAGAAACCAAGACTCCGATGGACAATCTGGAATCGCAGGATTCTGGTGCAAGTCAACAACCTGCCTCTGATTTTTCAGATCAGCAAGAGGGTGAGAATGACCAACCTCAGGATGAAACTTCCGAATCTCCTACGTCTAGCGAAACTGGGCAGGAGAAGCAATCTACTTCTCAGGGTTCTGAGAAAGATGAAGAACCTGAAGTTAAGACGATGGATAATCTTGAAGAGGCACTTAAAGATCTAGTCAATAATGACGGTTATGAGAATGTTTATCTTGAACTTCCTCAGGTTGATCTGAATAAGATTATTGTTCCTAACTCGGAGATTCATCAAAAGTGTCTTTTGGAGTGGGGCAACTACCTTGAAAAAAATGAATACTCTGAAAATGATATTTTTGGTGAGGTTGATAAGAAGTTTGCTGAGTTCAAGCGTTCTGCTCAAAAAGAAGTCAACTATCTAGTGAAAGAGTTTGAGTGTCGGAAGGCAGCAGATTCTTATGCACGTGCCTCAACTTCTCGCACTGGTGTTTTGGATTGCTCTAAACTGCATACTTATAAGTACAATGAAGATATCTTCAGCAAAGTAACTACACTTGCTGATGGTAAGAATCACGGTCTGGTGTTTGTGCTGGACTGGTCTGGTTCAATGGGTAATGTAATGGTGGATACTGTTAAGCAACTTTTCAATCTTGTTTGGTTCTGCAAAAAAGTTTCTATTCCTTTTGAAGTTTATGCTTTCACTACCGATTATCCTCTTGTAAGTTATGATGCAGAAGGCAAAGCAAACCTTCGTGAACTCTCCTACAAAAAGCGTGATGGTCTTGTTCAAGTTGGTGAATGGTTCTCTATGATGAATCTGATTACTAGTAAAGTGAATGGTAAGACGTTGGATATTCAAATGAAAAATATCTTTCGCCTTGCAGCATCCTTCCGATATAATTCATATGTACGTTATTCTGCTCCTCTTGGAATGAGTCTTTCTGGCACTCCTTTGAATGAGGCAATGATTTCTCTTCATCAGATTCTTCCAAAGTTTCAGAGTGAAAACAAACTTCAAAAAGTTCAGTGTGTTGTATTGAGTGATGGTGAAGGATCTATGCTCAAATATCACCGTGAAGTTCAGCGTCGCTGGGAGGAAGAACCTTTTATGGGCACGTCACATATCGGTCCTAATGCATTCATTCGTGATCGTAAGACTGGTATGACTTATTCTTGTGATTGTGATTATCACGAGTTTACTGACATTCTGCTTCGCAATCTTCGGGATAGGTTTGCTGATATTAACTTCATTGGTATTCGTGTTCTTGAATCACGTGATGCTGGTTCTTTCATTCGTCGTTACTGTGGATTCTTTGGACCTGATTATGAAAAGACAATGAGTTCTTGGAAAAAAGAGAAAGCATTCACTATTAAGAAGTCTGGGTATCATTCTTACTTCGGTCTTTCTGCTAGCGCCCTTGCTCAGGACAGTGAATTTGATGTACACGAATGTGCAACCAAAGCACAAATCAAATCTGCTTTTGTTAAGAGTTTGAAGTCCAAAAAGATGAACAAAAAAATTCTTGGGGAATTTGTGGAGTTGGTTGCCTGATCCAATTTTCAAACTGGCACATTGGGGGGTTTTTACCCCCCTTTTGCTTGTATAATTACTTTGTTGAAACAAACAACCTAACTACATCATGCCTCGCAAGTCTTCCGTGAACGATCAACAACTTATTGAAAGCATCAAAGAACTTTACGGATCTGAAATCACTGCTGGAGATCTGAAAGGATTTTGTGCTTCTCGTTCTCTGAACTATCAAACTGTAACTCGTCGCCTTGAAAACTATAAAACCTCACGTGGTCGTTGGAATTTGGAAGTGACTCAACAACGTGTTGATGAGATTGAGCGTTCTTTCCAAGCACCTGCCGTTCTTCCTGCCACTGAACAAAATCTTATTCCTGACAAAGATGATACCTTCGTCAAGTTTGGTAACTTTAACGATATTAAAAAAATTATTCAGTCCCGTATCTTTTATCCTGCGTTCATTACGGGTCTTTCGGGTAACGGTAAAACGTTCTCTGTGGAGCAAGCGTGTGCTCAACTCAAACGCGAACTTATTCGTGTAAACATCACCATTGAAACCGATGAAGATGACCTGATCGGTGGTTTCCGTCTGGTGAATGGCGAAACCGTGTGGCACAATGGTCCTGTGGTGGAAGCACTTGAACGTGGTGCCGTGTTGCTGCTGGATGAGATTGACCTTGCTTCCAACAAGATCCTGTGCCTTCAATCTATTCTGGAAGGTAAGGGTGTGTTCCTTAAAAAGATTGGTCGCTTTGTGAAACCTGCTGCTGGTTTCAATGTGATTGCCACCGCTAACACCAAAGGTAAGGGTTCTGATGACGGTCGCTTCATCGGCACCAATGTGCTCAATGAGGCATTCCTGGAACGATTCCCTGTGACCTTTGAACAGTCCTATCCCGCCCCTGCGACCGAGCAGAAGATCCTGGAAGGCATCGCTCTGGATCTTGGCGTAGAAGACCGTGATTTCTGCAAGCGCCTGGTGGACTGGGCAGATATCATCCGCAAGACCTTCTACGATGGTGGTATTGAGGAAATCATCAGCACTCGCCGCCTGGTTCACATCATTCGTGCTTATAGCATCTTTGGTGACAAGGCAAAAGCAATTCAAGTGTGCATTAATCGTTTTGATGATGTAAGCAAGCAAGGATTTCTTGAACTGTACGACAAGGTTGATGTTGATTTCCAACTTCCTGTTGACGAACAGCAGGCAAACTGATAGAATATATGGAGGTCAATGTGCCTCCTTTTTATCCTTTACTATGAAACAAAATGTCAGAAAACTTTGAGAGCACTTACGAAAATTCACTTCCAGATTCTTGGAAAGATACTGTAATCTATGGTGGTGAAGGATCTGATACTATTTCTTTTAGTGGTGCCCAAGATTTTATTTACGCAGCACAGTCTGTTCCATTCTCTTATTTTGGAAATCACTCACCTGATACTATTACTTTTGATTTGAAAATGCCCGAAGACACGAACAAAAACGGTTTCTGGAAATATGAAGAAGATAAAACTCTGAAAGCAGTAGAAGAATACCTTTCAAGTACTTATCATTCTCATTACACTTCTGAACAATCTAAAACTCAAACTCTTGATTTGATTGAGAGTATTGGTGATGCAGAAGCATTTACTCGTTCAAATGCTATCAAATATCTCTCGCGCTTTGGTAAGAAGAATGGTAAATCTAAGATGGACATTCTGAAAGCAATCCACTATTGTGTTCTTCTTTATCACTTTGCTGGTCTGCACAAGAATAATTCTAACAACTATCCTTATTGATTATGAAAATCCAAGATAAAACTATGAAACTTTCTGACAATACCCTTGTTATTCTCAAAAACTTTGCGGGAATCAATAATTCTATTCTTGTGAAAGAGGGTAACAAACTTCGCACTATTTCTGTTGCAAAGAATATTCTTGCAGAAGCAGACATTACGGAAGAGTTTCCTCGTGACTTCGCCATTTATGATCTGAACCAGTTTCTGAATGGTCTTGGTTTGCACCAAGATCCTGACCTTGATTTTACTGAGCAGTCTTATCTCAGTATCAAAGAGGGTAAGCGTCGAGTGAAGTATTTTTATGCTGATCCTAATGTGATTATTTCACCTCCCGATAAGGAGATTCAACTTCCTTCGGCAGATGTTTGTTTCCAACTGGACAGCACTTCTCTTGAAAAACTGGTTAAGGCAGCAGCAGTTTATCAACTTCCTGACTTGTCTGCTGTTGGTGAGAATGGTGTGATCAAACTGGTGGTTCGTGATAAGAAGAATGATACCTCTAATGAGTATGCGATTGTAGTTGGTGAGACTGATGATGAGTTTACCTTCAACTTCAAGGTAGAAAATATCAAGATCATTCCTGGTGCATATGACGTGGTTGTGTCTTCTAAACTTTTATCACAGTTCACCAACACCAAGTACAATCTGAAGTATTATATTGCTCTGGAACCTGATTCTACCTTTGGATGAACATCTTCGTAACTTCTCCTTGGCCTGCTGAGAGTGCTATTTGTCTTCCTGACAAACACATCGTCAAGATGCCTCTGGAATGCTGTCAAATGCTTTCTATTGTGGCATCTGAGAAGTGGGGTCATAACTATGGCACTCTCCCTAAGGCAGATGGAACCCCCTACAAGACCGAGAAAGGAGCATTCCGCAATCATCCCTGCACCAAGTGGGCACTGGAAAGTATCCATAATGCCTACTGGTTAATCAAGTGGGGATTGAACTTGTCAGATGAATACTGCCTGCGGTATAATAAAACTCACTCGTGTTATAAAACACTTGTAGATGCTTATTATCTTTTTCCAAAGGGGAAGATTACTGATGTGACTCCGTTTGCTAGGGCAATGCCCGAAGAGTGGAAATTTGATGACAGCATTGACACCTTTACTGCATACAAAAGGTACATTGCTTCTAAAACTTGGGTGAAGGATAATTACCTTCGTATGCCCCAACGTAAACCTGATTGGATTTGATTATGAAAAACCACATTGATAGAGCAACTGATGATCCTCGTTGGGAAAAATCTACTCTTGAAGAGGCTCAAGAAATTATAAAAGAATATAAAGAAAATTCTTGGTGGGATGATTATGATGAATGGGCACACTCTGGATTGAACAACCCAAATGAGGGAAATTGATTATGAACAGTGATTTTATTTGGGTCGAAAAGTACCGACCCAAGACAATTGAAGATTGTATTCTTCCTGAAAGTACTAAGAAGACTTTTCAGGAGTTTCTAAATAAAGGTGAAATTCCAAATATGCTTCTTGCTGGTCCTCCTGGAATTGGTAAGACCACAGTTGCAAAAGCACTCTGTAATGAATTGGGGGTAGATGTTTATGTCATCAATGGATCCGACGAGGGTAGATTCCTCGATACTGTCCGAAACAATGCGAAGAACTTCGCTTCGACCGTCTCACTTTCGTCAGATGCTAAACACAAAGTTGTTATCATTGATGAGGCAGACAACACAGGCAACGACGTACAACTCCTCCTACGGGCGTTTATTGAGGAATTTGCTGGTAATTGCCGTTTCATCTTTACCTGCAACTACAAAAACAAAATCATTGAACCCCTACATTCCCGTTGCGCCGTCATCGACTTTGGGATTAAAGGGAAAGAAAAAACAGCATTGGCAGGATCCTTTTTCAAGCGTCTCCAAAATATCTTGGATGCAGAAGGTGTCAAATATGATCCGAAAGTCCTTGCGGAACTTATCAACAAACACTTTCCAGACTGGCGACGAGTCCTCAATGAATGTCAAAGGTATTCAGTGGGGGGAGAGATTGACTCAGGGATTCTTGCATCTTTCTCAGACATCGCTGTAAATGATCTTCTCAAAAATCTTAAAGAGAAGAACTTCCCAGAAGTTCGAAAGTGGGTGGTATCTAACTTGGATAATGATACTACTGTACTTATGCGCCGCATATACGATTCTCTTTATAATGCCCTTGAAAACAATAGCATTCCTGCTGCTGTTTTGGTGCTTGCTAAGTATCAGTATCAAGCGGCATTTGTCGCAGACCAAGAGATAAATATGCTCGCTTGTTTGACTGAAATTATGGTGGAGTGTGAATTCAAATGAGTAAAAAACATCAAGTAAAAGCAAAGTGGTATTATATTTTTTGGGGTTTGATGGCAGTTGCTGTAGTTGGCGGACAAATTTACGTTGGAACTGGATATCGTCAAATGGCACAAGCAACTAAAAATACTGAAATTTCTGTAAGGTGTATCTACGATGGGACTACTAAAAATCAATAAAGCAAATCTTGTCGAACATCCAGTAAAGACAACTCCTGAGAATGTGAGAGAGGCGAATGAAGGTCTCTTTCGTGCAAAAATGACTCTTCCTGCTGCCGCAAAGCATTGTGGTATGACCCAGAAAGAAATGAAACTCACTTTTTTTGAGTATTTGAAGTATCATCCCAAAGATTATGAAAACAATGATTGATTTTTCTCAGATTGATTTGCCTCGGATTGCTAAAATCCTTTCTACAGTTTCTACTCCAACTGAAAATATTCAATACTTTGATGTTGGTAGAATGGTAGAAAAGATTTATGAAAAATGTAGCAATGGTTTGCTAATCAGACAAAATAGCACAGGTGTTGATTTAGTTGATTTGCATGGTGTTACTTACGAAAGTAAAAAAATTACTTTTGATAATAAGGCAAAACGTTCTGTGAGAAATGCAATTGTTATGAATGGGTGGGGTAATGCTGATGTAAGTAATTTTATTCCTGCTGATTACTATATTTTTACAGACCCTAAATTACTTAGAGCATGTTGTGTTCCAGGTAGTATGTTGTATAATATTAAGAGAGCTTCAAAGAAGGGAAGCAACATTACTGCTTCTTGTAATCCACAACCAGAACATTTTTTTCTAGATGGTGGAGAACGTATTAATCGGGATTATTTTGAAGAAAAGGAAATTTTTGTTAACAATTTTATTGATAGTATAAAATGAAATCTTTGAAAACACCATTACGATATCCGGGCGGTAAGTCCCGCGCTTGCGAAAAGATGGGACCATATTTTCCAGATCTCCGCAATTATGATGAATTCCGAGAACCGTTTCTTGGTGGTGGAAGTGTTGCGATTTATATCACCAAGAAATATCCCAACCTAGATATTTGGGTGAATGATCTTTACGAACCACTTGTAAACTTCTGGCAGCAACTCCAGATGTTTGGTACTGACCTTAAAGATAAACTAGTAGATCTTAAGACGACAAACAATACTCCAATCCTGGCAAAAGAACTTTTTCTTAAAGCAAAGGAGCAAGTAAATGACAAAGATTTGCCCAGTCTTGATCGTGCTGTGGATTTCTATGTTGTCAATAAGTGCAGTTTCTCTGGTCTTACAGAGAGTTCATCATTTTCAGCACAGGCATCGAATTCCAACTTCTCTATGCGTGGGATCGAAAAATTGCCTGCGTATTCTAAACTAATTGAGAAGTGGCGTATAACTAACTATTCATACGATTATCTTTTGGATGGAGACACTACTGCTTTTGTGTATCTCGATCCTCCTTATGATATTAAGGATAATCTCTATGGGCGCAAAGGATCAATGCACAAAGGATTTGATCACGATAAGTTTGCTGCTGATTGCGATTTTCGTTATCCTATGCCTCAATTGATTAGTTATAATTCTGATCAACTTGTAAGGGATCGTTTTAAGAACTGGAACGCTGCTGAGTTTGATCTTACTTATACGATGCGTTCAGTTGGTGAATATATGCGTGAGCAAAAACAACGTAAAGAACTCTTGCTTTTTAATTATGGAATTGAAGGACTGGTTAAACTCGATCAATCAAACGAAGAATCATCTGATTGATGAGGATCCTTCCATTGAGAAGGAATATGCTCCTTATATTATCAATCGCTGTCTATCTGGACACATTGATTGTGTGATGTATGCTAATGAAATGAATCGATATCATTTCCTTCCAAAGAAGTTGCAGTATGATTTTTTTATAAATAGTCTGAGGAAAAAGAAGAGATTTTCTCCCTGGCTCCGACAAGATAAAATCAAAGATCTTGATTATGTCAAACGTTATTATGGTTATAGTAATGAGAAGGCAAAACAAGCTTTGAAGATTCTAACAAACGAACAACTTACTTATATAAAATCGAAATTTGAAACTGGAGGAACAAAATGAGTGTCGTTCAAGAACCTGAAGTGAAGTGGACGCCCGATCAAATGGTTGAGGTGGTTCTTAACGAACCAGACGACTTTTTGAAGGTACGCGAAACTTTGACCCGTATCGGAGTCGCTTCACGAAAGGAAAAGAAAATCTATCAGTCTTGCCATATTCTTCACAAGCAAGGTAGATATTATCTCGTTCACTTTAAGGAATTGTTTGCTCTGGATGGCAAACACGCTAACCTGACAGTGAATGATGTACAACGTCGAAATCGTATCGCCCAACTTCTTGCTGATTGGGGTCTAATTACAATTGTCGATGTAACTAAAATTCAGGACATCGCTCCACTTAACCAAATTAAAGTTCTTGCCTATAAGGATAAAGGTGATTGGATTTTAGAAACCAAATATAATATTGGTGCAAAGAAGAAAAGGGTGGAAGAAACCGAATGATTTTGTAGGGAGTTCCACACTCCCTTTTTTATTGATTATTGATATATAATGATAAGGACGCCTTCGGGGTCCACACAACACAAACTCGCTTTTAAAGGAGCTACCATAATGACTAACCTTTCACGGTATACTGCTGCGGATCTTCCTACCCTTATGGATAGGATTACTCGTAATAGCATCGGAATGGATGAATACTTTGATCGTATTTTTAAACTTCACGAAACAACTTCTAATTATCCCCCATATAACCTTGTTCAGGTGAGTAATGTAGAATCTCGTTTAGAACTTGCACTTGCTGGATTTAAAAAGGAGGAAGTAAATGTATACACGGAGTATGGAAAACTTTTTATCGAAGGACAAAAAGAGGATAGGGAGTCTGATACCCGTTACGTCCATAAGGGACTGGCTCAACGATCTTTCAAGAGAGCATGGACATTATCGGACGACACTACAATCAAAGAGGTTACATTTGAGGATGGATTGTTAACTGTAACTCTTGGTAAGATTGTTCCCGAACATCATGCTCGTAAGGATTATCTATAAATAACTTCGAATATCGTCGGCGCGGGAGGCAACTGGCAAAATCCAGTTGACACCTCCCCTTTTTCTTGCTAAAATGAATTAGGTAACTGAAACAAAATGTCTATAAAACTGATGCTCCTCAAAACAGGAGAAACTATTATTGCTGATGCGAAAGAACTTGTTTCCGATGAACTTGTACGTGGGTATCTTTTGGGAAACCCTCATTATGTTGAAACAAAGGAAAAAATGGTTCTTACCGAAAGTGATACTGGAAAATCAAATTATGAAATTGATGTAGTTCTTACTCCTTGGTTAATCTTATCGAAAGATAAAGAGTTTGTTGTTGCAACAGACTATATAACAACAATTTGCGATCCTATTCCTTCTGTTGAGGAGATGTACAAGGAAAAGACTGGAACTCCATTGGAAGTAACTGAAACAGAGGATGAGGAAGATGAATGATGATAGAATTGTAAAATGTATTCTACTCAGCGTAGATGTACTTTTAATCACTGAGATTATAGAGTTATCTGCTGATATTGGTGAACCTGATTGTAAACTTATTAATCCATATCGTTTTCATGATTTGGAAAATATGACACCTTGGGTTGATGCTTCAGAACAAACAGAATATATGATTCGATCTAGTGATATTTTAACAATCGCTAATCCAAAACCAGAAATCATTGAAAAGTATCTTGAACTAACTGCATAATGCGATTTTACACAAACGTTCAAATGGTCGGGGATAACTTCCTTGTTCGTGGTTATGAAGATGGTAAACACTTCATGACCCGTGAGAAGTTTAACCCGACTCTTTTTGTCCCTGCAAATAAAAAAACCAAATATCAAACCTTGAATGGGGAGTATGTTGAATCAGTACAACCTGGTTCTGTTCGTGATTGTCGTGAGTTTGTAAAAAAATATGAGGGTGTAGAAAACTTCAAAATCTTTGGAAATACTCAATACATTTATCAGTACATTTCTGAAATGTATCCTGAGGAAGAATTGAAGTTTGATATTAATAAGATCAAAGTTACTACTCTTGATATTGAGGTTGCATCGGAAAATGGATTTCCTGATGTAGAATCCGCAGCAGAGGAAGTTCTCCTTATTACTATTCAGGATTATTCCTCCAAGAAGATTCGTACTTGGGGTCAAGGTCCGTTTAACAATCAGCAGAAAAACGTAGAATATCGTTCTTTTTCTAGTGAGTATGATCTTCTCAATGATTTCATCCATTGGTGGATGATTGAAGAAAATACACCAGAAGTTGTGACTGGATGGAATATTGAACTGTACGATATTCCATATCTTGTTCGCCGTCTAGATCGTGTTCTGGGTGAGAAGTTGATGAAACGTATGTCACCTTGGGGTCTTGTGACCGAAGATGAGATTTATATTGCAGGTCGTAAACATATTTCATATGATGTTGGTGGTATTACTCAACTTGATTACCTGAACCTTTATAAGAAGTTCACTTATAAAGCACAGGAATCTTATCGCCTTGATTATATTGCTGAGGTTGAACTGGGGCAGAAAAAACTGGATCACTCTGAGTTTGATACATTCAAAGACTTCTATACGAAGGGTTGGCAAAAGTTTGTAGAATACAACATCGTTGACGTGGAACTTGTTGACCGAATGGAAGACAAGATGAAACTGATTGAACTTGCAATCACGATGGCATATGACGCTAAGGCAAACTATGCTGATGTATTTTCTCAGGTGAGGATGTGGGATACTATTATCTACAACTATCTGAAAAAAAGGAATATTGTTATTCCCCCTAAGGAGCGTTCTGATAAGGATTCTAAGTATGCTGGTGCATATGTGAAGGAACCGATTCCTGGAAAGTATGACTGGGTGGTGAGTTTTGACTTGAACTCACTATATCCACACCTTATTATGCAGTACAATATTTCACCAGAAACTCTTCTGGATGAGAAGCACCCGACTGTAACTGTCGATAAAATCTTGAACCAGGAAATCACATTTGAACTTTACAAAGACAAAGCAGTCTGTGCTAACGGTGCAATGTTCCGTAAGGATGTTCGTGGATTTCTACCAGAACTGATGGAAAAGATCTATCAGGATCGAACCATTTACAAAAAGAAAATGCTTGCTGCCAAGCAAGAATATGAAAAGAAAAAAACAAAGGAACTGGAAAAGGAGATTGCTCGGTGCAATAACATTCAGATGGCGAGGAAGATTCAACTTAACTCTGCTTATGGTGCTATCGGTAATCAGTATTTCCGTTACTACAAACTAGCAAACGCTGAGGCAATC